GACCATTGATCTCCGTGATTCTTCCCACTGCTATTCCACCATTCGGTCTGTTTGATACTGCTAAGTCAAGTAAAGATGATCCTGTAGATATGAAATCTTTAATATCAGTTGGCGTGTCATCTGTTCCATCTAAGAAAAATGCTACTTTTTGCCCTTTTACTTTCGAGTTTAGACTTTCTGCTAGCTCACTAGCAAGAACATCACGTCTTGCGCTCATAGTGGTTCTCCTATAACTTAAGAATTAAATAGGTCATCGAAAGCTGAAGAAACATCTTCAGTCACTTGACCATTCTTTTTTGAATCAGCAGCTTTTGCAGGATCAGATATCTCACCTTCTTTAACATCATTTTCTTGATTTAGCCAAGCCTCTAATGCCTTTTGAAGATCATCATACTCTAATTCTGAATAGATATCAGTAATGTTTCGCTGAGTATCTTTTACTACTTTCATAACTTCAGTGTTCTCTGTGAGTGCCGTCTGATTAGGTTTAACTCTAATAGTCGTCATCGGGAAAGCACGTCCTGTCTCTTCGCTAGTCTTAAACTCAACGACAATATCACGACCTTTTACTGGATCAGTGATGTCACCGTAGTCTGGATCAGCTATAACAGAAAGTAATTCCTGATACACCATTTTTCCGAAGCCCCAGAATTTTACACCTTCATTCTCCTCACCGCGAACGATGACAGGAGCGTAGGTACGCATCTTAGCTTCTATTTTCCTACCAAGCTTATAGTCTTCCTTATTACCGGAAGTCTTTAACTTAGTTGCGAACTCTTCCATTGGGTCTGGACGACCAAATGAAATTGGTGAAAGATAATTCTTCTCACCCATATCATAATGGAAATAGAGTTCAATAAACGGATTGTCCTTGTTAAATTTATAAGGTACAATTCGGATTTGAGTCTTACCCGGGGAGGGTTTCCATAGATTTGTAGTTCTTTGATTTGATTGTTGTAGTTGTGATAACCTGGATTTTATTACGCTTAAGTCCATTATCATTTCTCCTTCGTTAAGTGTTCATTGTTCATTTAATACGTTAATATATATTATGCAAGACTTTCAAAAGTTAGTTTATATATACTTTTTTATCCAATTTTTACACCAACTATCAAAATCACCTGTTGGCTTCCAATCTAGAATATTTTTTGCTTTAGTAACATCTGCCTGTAGCTCTCTTGGTTCTATAACAGGATCTCTATGTATTCTGTCACAATCAAATAGATCAGCAACATGATTTACAGATTTACTACTTCCTGCCCCAATATTAAAGACCTCAAACTTATCTAAAGATGTATAGGCTGCTTTTATATTTGCATCAACAACGTCACCAACATAAGTAAAATCTCTTCGCTGCTCTCCATCACCATTGATTGTTAATTTTTTACCATTAAGAAGCTGATTTAAAAATACACCCATGACCAAGCAATAAGCACCCTCAGTCGGTTGTCTATCGCCATACACATTAAAGTATCTTAACGCGACAGTTTCAAGGCCATAGAGCTCACTAAAAATTTTACAATACTGTTCTCCCATTTGTTTATTCAATGCATAGGGACTCAATGGATTCAACTCATGATCTTCCAAAGCTGGAAGTATTTTTGGATTTCCGTATACAGAAGAAGATGAACTAAATACAAACCTTCTTACATTGTTATCTCTACACGCCATTAATAACTTTAATGTCCCTAAAACATTTACTTCATGATATCGAATAGGATCATCAATTGATGGTTGTACTCTTGGCATTGCAGCTGTATGAAATACTACATCTACACCGTCAAAAAAGTACTCTGCATATTCAAACTGTTTGTCATCTGAAATGTCGCACTCTATAAATCTAGCTTTTGGATTTAAGTATTTTTCTGTTCCTGTTGATAAATTATCTAAAATTATTACTTCATGCTTCTTTTTTATTAATTTATCTACTAATGCGCTGCCTATAAAGCCTGCGCCTCCTGTAACAATTACTTTCATAACATTTTCCTTTATACGTTAACTTTAATATTATTTAGATTTTCTCTTAAGACACAGTACTAGATGTGCCCATGTAGTGGTATTGGTTATAATTTCCCAATCAGCTTCTAATTTCTTCAGCCACCAATCTGCTGGATGTATAGTTAAGTGTAAGTTAGTTCCATCAGAAAATGTGCCACTTGAAGGAACAAGACATATTGTAAAATACGCAAACTTTCTTGTTTTATTAGCAATGTGCTGTAAGGTGATATCTACTTTCGCAGGTTCAACATGTTCTAGTACATCACAACAAACTGTGAAATCTACAACTGGGGGATCTCCTGATAATTCTTCTCTTCCGGGTTCATACTCATGTATGCTATACGGAAGATCCATATTATATGCGTTCATTGTGTCAAGATAAGCACTGCTACCAGCACCATAATCTAATACTGATTTAGAATCTGTTAAGATCATTAATTTATGAATTTCAGCTGTTTTACTTGTTACTGCGCCGCCCCACTTTTTATTACTACTGTGGTATTCGGTTAACTTTGTCTTGTACTCTTTACTTATAACGTCTTTTATTTTGATGTTTTCCACTTTGATTCTTTTCCCTATTATTTGCTTTATATTTCAACTATTTTGTAAAGCTTTGTTTTCACTACATTGAGTCCTTGATCATTTGTCAATAATAAGCTATTTTGATATTCTGACCATTCTAGTGAGTATTGCTTATCTAGTAGGCCGTTGTTGGCTTTTCTTATTGCCTCGTTTAAGGCATTAATCGTGTATAGTGTATTTGTTTCTTTTTTACGATGTATTGCCATTGTCTTTGAATTTTGTACAAAATCATCTGTCTTCTCTACATTGTAGGTACATATTAAATAATTTTCTTCATCTAAACTCTCAAATACATAAATTTTATTAAATACAACAGATGTACCTAGTTTTATTAATTCTGTACAATCATCTAGTTCATCTTTTGAACAAAATGTGCATAATAATTGTGTCTTCATTATAGTAGCCCCTTAATGCGTGGATCTATGTTGTCAGGTAACTCAAATTTTGTAAAGTATCGGACCTCTTCATGCTCATGACTTTTAACTGGAACAACAGCCATTTTGAGTTTTGATTCGTAAATATAGAAATCGCCCCCTCTAGAATTTTTTTCTTTTGTAAGCAGCCTAATAGGCTCATTAATATGTGATCCGCTAACACTAACTAAAATTGATACCTCTTCAAGCGTTTCACGACATGCTGCATGTATGGGCGTCTCTCCAGGATCCACTTTTCCTTTTGGAATACCCCACCATTCTGTTTCTTTAACCAGTACAATGCCTGCTAGCTTATCTCTTAATATAATTCCAGCAGTATCTGTAATTTTTTCTTCGTATAATATGTCTTTCAATTTAATCATTAACAATCAACCAAATTTCCTTCAGCATCTCTCTTTTGATTATGAAATCTAGATGGTACTTTGTTATTTGGTTTCCCGCTTCTTAACCATCCAGCAGCAAATTCAAATTTTAAATATGCTTTACATTCAATTCCATCTGTCTCGCTTGTTGTAGCATTTCCATTGTCATCTTCTGTCCAAACTTCATTCGTGTATAGCTGAGTTGCGCCTTCATCCAATTGTCTATTGTAAACTTCAGCTTGAACTTTTCCAAGATCATAATACGCTTCATGTTTTTGTCTTAAGAAAGCTATTTCATCGTCTGTGAGTTCAGCATCACCATTTTTCTTTCTATCTCGTATAATTTTGTCAATAGAGCTATCAACTCTTTTCTTTCTAGTCGCTATATGCTCATCACTTGTTACATCAACACCGTATTTATCAGCTTGCGCCCTTACTTTATCGTGTGCTGCTTCTACTTCGTCTGGGGATGATTCATGACCTTTAACACCTTTTTTCTTATTTGGCCTAACTCCAAATATATCATCATATCCTTTGTCTGATAAATATTTTTGGTCTTCTTTAACTGTTTCCGCAGGGACTCCATCCATATCAACAAACTCTGTTAAATCTACTTTTGTATGCGTTGAACTTGCGCCGCCTTCACCCTTTTTAATACTTCTATTATCAACTGATGTATGAATTGCTTGCATTTTTGTTGCTATTTGTTCAGGTGAATCATTTTCAAAGTCTGGTTGTGATTCATTATTTGGAAATGTAAGTACATCACCAAGTGGGAAATTTCCTGCTGAGGGTAAGTATGCTGCGCTTCCTCTATTTAGATGACGCATATAAGATAATGTCTCAACAAGGTCTGCATAACCTGTTGAAAAATCAATATCATTGGATACTGCGGTTGCAATTGACATTAACTCAGCTTCATATTCTTCTTGTGATAACGGAGGGGAGTTTAAATTTTTAAATCTGTCAACTATCTTCTTTTGTGAGTCAGTTAAATTATCTTCTCCGCCGCCTAACTCAGTCAGCCTATCTGCAATTTGATCACCTGTCTTATTTTTTAATTTGTCCCTATTTTCAGGCGTATCAGGTTGAACTCCTGGGATTGGGTCTATACATGTTATTGATCCGCCTCCTGCAGCAATAACTTTTTCTACTTCTTCAACAAGTCTATTATGCCGTTTGATTGCTCGCTTTGCTTTTTCATATTCTTTTTCATCCAATACACCATCTTTTGTATAAGCTTCGTCTGTTCTTTCTCTTAATAGTGCATCAGCGTCTTTATCTTCATTTGGATCTGGTATTTTTTTTATTGTTGTTCCTGGATCTTCACCTATTGTAACAGACCCATCTTCATTTATTTTTACAGGCACATCGTTTTCTTGACCATTATGAAGATTCATTGGAGCCATTTTCTTTTTACCATAATTTGCTTGATCTTTTGTGTCTAATAATCCAGCACCTGTTTCTGTATGTTGTTCTTCATCTAATATTGCAATCTCTCTGTGAAGTGCTGTATTTTGTCCGAACTCTTTATAGTGCAATCCTGTATCACCTGAAAAATAGATTTTCTTTGTTCCACTTCCTCTGTCATTTCTTTGTATAAGTCCGCTGGCTTGCATTTCTTGAAGTATTGCTATCTTTTCTTCTTTTGTCTCAGCCTCAGAAAAACGCTTAAGCATATCAAGTACTTTTTTTGCATTCTCTTTTTGTTCACCTTCAGGCATCGCATCAATTCTTTCTTGAGTTTTAGCAGACTTCTTTTGGACATCTGTCTCTACTTGTTGTTTTGTTGGCATTTTTGCACCATGATGTTCCTCACCTGGCTGAGGCCCCTGTCCTTCTGGGTCTTGTTCACCTGTCTTTTTTGTAAAGTCATCTGGCTCTAATGCTTGTGGATCTTTCTTATCTTTCTTGTCTTTATCAACAATTTTCTCATATTGACCTGCATCTGTCTTTCTAAATTTCTGGATGTTTGTTGGGACATCATCACCCATTTTCCAATCATCTGGTAAATTACTTACTTTTGCATAAGGACCATTTGGTGAGAGTGCTTTGTATTCTGCTTTGTTAGCCTCATACAAAACACTAGTAACTATACTTGGGTCTATATGCTTTTTTAATTCTTCTTGAATTAAGTATACATGGTATGCATCATTTAAGTTTACCATACCATTTGTTGTCTTGTATGATGCCTCATCAACAGCATTACTTATAACTTTACGTAAGTCCATTTAGTCTCTCCGTTATTTCTTCCATCGATCCGTAATTTAAACCTGCTTTTACCTTAACAGGGTATTTATTGTCCTGTAAAATTTCTTTGATCTGGAGTACTGTTTTAAGGCTCTCCTTCCTATCTAGATCGAACAGGAAGCTGTCGTACGTATATAACATCATACGCGTATTACGATCTTCCAGGTGTTTATTAATTTTTGTAATAATTTCAATATTTTTCTCTGTTTCGTACGATTGAATAAAGTAGTTCAATACTTTTTTCTTATTTGGCTCAGAAATTTGAGCAGGGACAAATTGTCGTCTATAAATATGTGATTTGAAGTGTTTATTGTTAATGAAATAACTGTATAGCCTGTCAGCCATCTTTTCTACTTTATAGAAAAATGGATTGTCTTTCTCATCAACTTGTATATTTCCATATAATATTTGCCAAGATATTTTTTTTGATTCCTCATAAGTTGTTTCGTATACAGTATCTGCAAAGTATTGATGTAATGACTTATCTATTGGAACATTAATATTTAATATTTCTGCCAAAAGTCTTAAGTGATATGCATCATAATCAAACTCAACTAGCAAACCTTTATCAAATCTAGAAATAATGTTGTTTCTTGTGTTATCATGTTTATTAAGTGCTCCAAAATTTACGCCGCGGAATGTATTTGATGGTCTTCCAGTTGCTGTAAAAATATTGTAATTTGTATACCCATAGCCTTCTGTAAAAACTTTTTTAAATGAATTGGGGATTATTTTAATACCAGAACTTTCTAATTTTGCAAATTCATATAATGCTTGATTATATTTTATGTATGATTTTGCGATACTTTTAGGTATATTTTTAGTTATCTTATCAAGTCTATCATGACAATATTCTAGAATCTTTACTATTGGAATAATTTTATTAGCTTTTCTAAATGAAAATACATTTTCATAAATGTGACTAAATACTTCTGGCTCATTTGTTAGTGTGTACTCTGTATTTTCTAAATAATTATTGAGTCTAACATCATATCCATTATGCAGTCCTGTTAGATGAAAGAATTCCTTTGCATCATCAACCCAAAACCGCTTAATTGATGATAGGCAACTAATATCTAAATCTGATGAGAATGATTCGCTATGATCAAATATTATATCAAATAATTCGTCTTCATAGCTAATTGATGCTATTATTGGTTTTGACTCTGCTGGGTGGACTCTATTGTCTTCACGTGCAAATACAGCACAAACACTTTTGCCAGAAACACGCTCTAAAAAAGCGCTATAACCTTTATTATCTTCTATAACCATTTTATATATATATCTTTGAGTAATGCTGAAAGAGCTTATTATTTGCTAATTGTTGTTGCTATTTTGGTATGTTGGCGCTATATTTAAAAGATTATCAAATTTAGAAAAATGTAGTTGATCTGTTGGCAGTACTGCAGTTATGCCATTCATATTTGCTTCTGCATTATCTAATTGTTTTTTATTGAATAGCCTAGCATCTTCTACCTCACCGCCTACTTGCCACTGAATATTAACAAAGTTGTAAACGGTAGCATTCGTTGATGACACCACTTCAAATATTTCACCTATTCCATCAATCTTGCTACGTGCGAATACTCTATTTATAAATTCCTTATTTCTATCTAACTTTATAGATGTAGGATGTGTTTTTACAGGATAATTATCTTTTTTTCTTGCATTACCTATACTTGAATATTTTGCTAATTGATCCATCTCATTTATCTTTACTATTTCTTGCTCTGTCATAACTAATTCATACTTTACTTTTTTTGCTGTTGTTATGAGCTTGGTGTATTTTTGTCCTTGTCTCACAAAGATCTCTTTATCATCAGCATCTAATTCCCAATAATGAAATTCACCTTGTTCAGTGGTAAAAGGGCCTTCTGTTCTCTCTATTGCCATATTATTCCTTTGGTGTATTCCGGAAGGGGCCTGGTAAATAGCTTTCCTTGCCTTTTAGTCTTCCATAATCTTCTGCAGCTGGTGGTGGGATGACAGCTTTAGCTTTTTTCTGCTTTTTTTGTTGTGTCTTTTCTATTGATTTTTCGCCTATCTTAAATACATTTTTAAAAGAGTTCTCCATAGTTTGTTTTAGAGATTGCTCCAATCTCAGCCCTCCGCCAAATTCTGACATTATGTCATCTTTTGTGATCTCTTTAAAATTTGCTTGCATCTTTCCTGTTATCGTTGTTTCCCAACCACTTTCAGTTATTTTGTGTTCTATTCCCCACATTACAAAATATGTTCCAGGATTAAATTCAGAATCAGTAGCTTCAGCCTTACCTTCTGAGCTATAGTTATGTCGTACTTGCTTATACAAATCTTGTGGAAGATATGCTAATCTAAACATATCGCCTATTGCCAATCCTCCAATGCCCTCAAGTGTCAATGTTGTGCTTACAGGTAATCCCGTTACTCCTTTAGATGTACTTACTCTTAAAAGTGATGTAATAGCATTTTCAGATAAATACCAGGTAAGTGTTCGTGTATACTTTGGATTCATATTAAATCCTGTTGAGTATGGCAAGAAGACATCTACAGTCTGTTTTGACCCTTCATCAGATAATGCTAGCGGGCCCTCAGCCGGCGGAAAAGCATACATGTTCATTTCAGCAAACTCTTTCTCTAGAGCAGTGATGCCCCCTTTCTTAATGCTCTCTATATCTATCTCTTGGTTTCCTTGGTGTGCATAATTTCCCATCTTATCTATTACATTTGCGATCTTTTTTGTTCTAGAATTTGGTGCCATCTTATATACATCTGGAGGTATATCATGACTCCACTCATGTTGGCGTTTGCTGAGCTCATCTTGTTTTAAGATTGGAGTTACAGCTCCTGTTGCGTAGCTAGACCCATAAAACTTATTAGCTGAAATATCATTGGTTAGGGCATCAGGCTCTAAGATTACTTTTAAATAGTCTTTATAAGTTTCTGCGCTTGTCTGCGATGCGAAAAACTGTGCAACTTCGTATGCTTTTTCTGCATCTTCAGTTGGCAGTATTTTTTCTCCTAATAACTGACCAATTGGCCCTACACTTTTTTGTCTTGCAAGTGTCATTTGTGCTTGATACATATCGCCTATGTTGGTCTGCACGTCCATACTTTTTATTAGTGAATACATACCGTAATTTTCAAAAACATATGAATGTTTTGGTGAAGATTTTGTTGATTCACTAGTTGGGTTTGGTGCTGTAAAAGTATCTTTAATATAATATGTTGTAGGTATTATTAAAGCTTGATTATTTTCTGGGTTGATTGTCTCATTTAAATGAATGCCTACATCAAAATGCCAAAGATTTATATCACTATTTAACATTTCTGCTAAATTTAACATTCCTTTCTCTATAGAGATTCCTGGATATGAAAATGCATGCTTGATAGCGTCTAGGCTGATAAGCAGATGACGAATATGTCCCACATCATTCGAAGAGTCTCTGCTGTCTACACCTGCTGGTCTAAATGGTTCAAAGTCTTCATTGATCATTTTTGCTAATTTTCTGTATGGATTATCAATCTTTTCATCTTTTCCATTTTGTACCTGAGTTGGAAACCAGTGTATTGGAGTTTGACCTGGGATAAGAAAGTCACGATTGTGTGTATATAGATGCTCTGAATTTTTTATTTCTTGAGAGCCTACTCTGTCTTCACCTTCAGGCGGTGGTAATTTTATCGATCTAAATTGTACTTGTTTATCACCTTGTTTTCTTCCAGCGCTTCCGTAGTAAGATACTACATTATCTTCAAACCACCCCCATGTAACCCATATTTCTGATCTAAATTCTGAATTTCTTTGTGAAAGTCCTCTTTCATCTGTTATAACTGCTTGACTTCTGAACTCATCTTCATCTTTTAGCTTATAAGGATATAATATTATTGCAATTTGTTTATCCCTAGATATTTTAACTAATGGATCTGTACTATCATGTTCAGGGATATTTGGCTTCTTCCCCTTCATCTTATAAGTTGGGTTCCATATTTCTGGAAAATACTTGTATATTATCTCAAGATCTAGAATATTCAATCTAGCATCTAGATTTAATTGTGGGCCTTGAAGCATTGATAAACCAAGCCCTTTTGCCTTATCCTTAATTTTCTCTTGGAGTGAGCGATCAGCTATAACTGCGCCCCCCGGGGTTGCTGCATTGGCATCATGTGCTGCACCTGTATCTTTTATTTCTTTTCCAAGATCATCATAAAATTTGTTTAAAATTTCTTCATAGCTAAGATCAGTATCAGATTCAGCAGTGTATGGTATGAAGGGTTCTATTCCATCTTCTTCAGAAC